AAGTTATTTGCCGGTGACGACGCCAAGCTCTACCTGCACAATACGTCCACAAACAATCTTGATGACATCAAGAAGACGGGCGGCTATGACCTGACGGGCGCAGAGCGCTGGAGGTTTATTCAGTTTGGCGATTATGTTATCGCCGCAGGCGGTATTGGCGAGGAACTTCAGTTTTTTGAGCTAGGCACAAGCTCTGCATTTGCCGACCTCGCCGGTTCTCCGCCAAAGGCTGACTTCATTGCGGCGGTTCGAGATTTCGTTTGGATCGCAAATGTGGACAGCGGAACCGGGCGCATACCATACCGGGCGCAGTGGTCTGGTTTTAACGACATAGATAATTGGGTTGCCGGTGTCGATCAGTCCGACTTTCAGGACTTGCCTGACAGTGGAGAGATAACTGGTCTAGTCGGTGGTGAGTATGCGACGATATTGACTGAGCGCGCTGTCTTCCGCGCCACCTATGCCGGTCCGCCCCTGATCTGGCAGTTTGATAAGGTTGTGTCTGAGCGCGGGTGTAACTTTAAAAACTCGGTGTGCAACGCAGGCAATCTTGTGTTTTTCTTATCATCTGACGGCTTCTATTCCTTCAATGGTCAGCAGATTTCGCCCATTGGAAGCGAGCGCGTGAACCAATTCTTCCTGTCTGATTTTGACAGCAACTATGATGATCGCATGTCTGCGGCGGTTGACCCGCTGAATGAAGTCGCGATGTGGTCTTACACGTCCACAGCCTCGCCGTCAGGCCAGCCTGACAAAATCCTGATCTACAACTACACGCTGAACAAGTGGTCGGTGGCTGAGGTCGAGGCAGACCTTCTCGCGCCTATGTTTTCGGCAGGATATACGGTTGACGCGCTCGACAATCTGTCTTCAACGGTTGATGGCCTTAGCATTCAGTTAGACAGCCGTTTTTATAAAGGCGGCCAATATTTCTTTGGCGGCGCATACGGAAACAAAATTTACAGCTTCACCGGCTCAGCACTGCCCGGCACGATTGAGACGGCTGAGGCACCGCTTTCTACTGGCAGGAACTCAATCGTCACGCGCGTTTATCCGTATTATGAGGACGGCACAGTGACCGTCGCCATCGGCACCCGCGAGACGCAGTCTCAAACGCCGACCTTTACCAGCGACGTGGCAGTTAATGCTTCAGCGTTTTCGCCGTTCCGGGCTCAGGGCCGCTATCATCGGGCTCGGGTTAAGTTTACTGGCGACTGGGACAAGGCGCTTGGCATCGAGGTTGAGGCAAGGGATATCGGCAGGCGATGACAACGCGCAAGTCAAACTTTCGTATTCTCAATCCAATCCTTGCGACTACTCGCGAAATCGCCGAGGTTCTTAACAGGGCAATCGATGGCAAGCTGAACTCGACAGGTCAGTTTACTTTGACCGCAAGTTCCTCGACCAGCACTGTGAACGATCCGCGCGCCAGTAAAGAAAGCGTAATCTTGTTTTCGCCGACGACTAGCAACGCGGCTTCCGCTGCATCTGGGATGCACGTTTCGACAAAAAACAACGGAAGTTTTGTGGTGACGCACGCATCTAATTCACAGGCCGACAGGACTTTTGACTATGTCATTATCGGCTGAAAGCTGGGCAAGATGCAGCAAATACATTGAGGACGCGCTTCAATACGCGAGCGGGTCGCACACGATACAGGATGTGATGATTGCGGTATCTGAGGGCAAGGCCCAGTTTTTTCCTCTGGATAAGTCTGCTATAGTGACAGAAATTGTTGACTATCCGCAAAAATCAATGTGTCGGATTTGGCTGGCAGGTGGCGATTTAGATGAGCTAGTCCAAGCAGAAAGCGCGATTGAGGCATGGGCTAAAACGCTTGGCTGTAGCGGGATGGAGATCATTGGCCGCAAGGGATGGCTTCGCAAGCTCAAGGATTATCGCCAGAGTGCGGTAGTATTGATGAGGGATTTTGACGATGAGTAAAGGCGGCAGCACCACAAGACAAGTCACGCAGACCATGACGGACCCGACCACGGCCCCGTTCAAAGAATTCGGTTTGTCCGAGGCGAAACGCCTCTATGACCAAGGCCCGATGCAATACTACCCCGGTCAGACGGTTGTGGGCTTCTCACCCGAGACTGAGATGGCGCTGTCGGGCTTGCGTGAGCAGGCGATACAGGGCTCGCCGTTTATTGGCGCGGTTCAGGATGTGGTGATGCAGAACCTGATGGGAACAAACCCACTTCAGGCTGCCGCGTTCCGCCCCGCTGTCGAGCAAGTCGAGGCGCAGTTTGGCAAGGCCGGGCGGTACGGTTCTGGTTATCAGCAGAGGGCGGTTGCTGAAGGTCTTGCGCCGATGGCATACAAAGCACAGCAAGATGCAATCGCGATGGCCCCAGCGGCTCGCGAGTTTGGTTTTGCTGACCTTGAAACACTTGCAGGCATTGGCGCAGCGCGTGAGGCGCAAGAGCAAGCAGAGCTTTCGGCTGACATCGAGAAGTTCCAGTTCGAGCAGCAGGCGCCGCAGGCCGCGCTTGCGAACTACCTCGCGTCGGTTCAAGGCGGTCAGCTTGGCTCTCAGCAAATTACGCCTTTCTACAGCAATCCTCTAGCGAGCGGCCTGTCGGGCGCGCTTGGCGGCGCTTTACTAGGGGCGCAGGCTGGGTTTAACCCGTTATATGCCGCGCTTCTTGGCGGCGGCGCTGGGCTTTTAGGAGTGTAATATGACAGGTTTTGGCAAAATTGCTTTTGCGCCGACGGGCAGCATTGACCTAACCCTTCGTGGCCGAGACGCCTTTGTGGTCGGGCCGGACGGTAGCCTTATCCCGAAGCAGCCCGAGGCAGGTATGCGCCGCATTAGTCCGGCGTCAGGGGTTGCGGCAAGCACGGCCCCCGCTCCTAGCTTTGGCGACGTGATCGCGCGTGACGCTGCGCGGCGGCTTCAGTTTGCGAACCGCTACCGCGCCCAGCAAACGGCAAAGCAGCAGCAAGCCCCTTTCGGCCAGCGTATCGGCACGGCGCTCCGTCAGCCCCTGACATCACCGACCGGCATGGGCCTCGCCACTGCGGCGCTGACTGGCCTTGAGATGGCCGGGCCGCAGCGGGTGCCGACCTCGACCGGGCAGATATTGGCGCGAGCAGGCATGGCCGGGTTGCAGGCGTTCGGGAAAGCGACAGAGGCTGAGCAGGCAAGAGAAGCGGCTCAGCAAAAGTTGGACATCGACCGACAGCGGCTTGAGATCGAGCGCGCTCGCGCGATAGCGGCGGCGTCGCCTGACAAGACAACTTTGGAAAAGAACCTTCTTGCAGCCGGATATAAGCCGGGAACACAAGAATATGAACAAGCGGTTCGGGCATATCTCGCAAAATCAACCGCGCCTACAGTGACTGTGGATGTGGGTGCAGGCTCTGATGAGTTTAAGAAGGCGGGTATTAAATATGCTTTTGACCGGCTCGCCGCAGAAGATAAAAACATATCCGCCATGTCCACCCTTGAGAACGAACTGGACATCATTCAGAACTTGATTAAGGGCGGCGCAGAGACTGGAATAATCTCTAACAAATTAATCCCCGTCCAACAGATTTTGGTCGAGGCCGGACTAGTGGGCAAAGATGAAAAGGGCAAACTTGCCGACAAAGAACTTCTTCAGAGATCAATCGCTAGGATCATACCGAATATGCGCGTCGCAGGCTCCGGCTCAACTTCAGACTATGAAATGCGGATGTTTGCTATGGCCGCTCCGACATTTTCGAGAACGTCTGAGGGCAACAGAAAAATTGCTGTCGGGATGCTCCAAGGTATTCGTTATGTCAAAAAGCGCCGCGCGTTGATGGACGAGTATATGGCAGACAAAGAGCTTGGAGACGGCACCATTATTGGCTTTGATAAGTGGGCAGACGAAAAGCAAGGCAAGGTGTTTAAAAGTTTTGTGGCTGGCGACCCTGACGCGGAAGAAGAATTTAAAAAGGCGTATCAAGACGGAAAGCTAAAAGTTGGAGACTTGATCTTTAACGGCAGCACATATCTTTTCGTCACTGAAGCAGATGTGGAGGGCTTCTAATGGGCATCCCGACAACAGACGCAGAGGTTTCGAGCCGAGGTGCAGCACGCACCACCGCAGATATATTCAGAGACATAGGCAGGGCTGCGGCGCAAGGCGCGACACTGGGCTTCTCCGACGAAATGTACGGCCTTTATTCAGAGTTTATGACCGACAAAGACTACGACACGGCTGTTGCTGAGGTGCGTAAGGGGCTTGAGCAGTTCAGAGAGAGCGACCCTGTTCTTGCTTATGGCGCTGAAATACTAGGCTCTATGGTTACGGGCGGCGCTGGCGCGACACGGGCCGTTGCAGGCACGGCAGGACGCGAGGCTCTAAAAAGAGCGGGCGCAGCCAGCGGGCTTGAGGCAGGCATTTACGGCGCTGGCACAGGCGAGACTATGGAAGAGCGTGCGCTTCAAGCCGCTATCTCCGCGCCCGTCGGGGCGGCGACTGGGGTCGCTGGAGAATTCGCCCTGCCGCGCCTTACCTCTGCGGCTCGTGGGCTGATGGGTCGCAAAACAGCAGAAGGCGGGTATCGCCTCACTCCCGGCCAACAATTTGGCGGCGGCCTTCAGAAGTTTGAGGGCAGGCTTACGTCCCTTCCGTTTACTGGAGAGCTTGTAGGGTCAGCCCTCGGCAAACCTGTCGGCACTTTCCGTAGAGATGCGGTCGAGACGGCTCTGGGCCCGTCTCTTGCGGCGAAGCTCCCGAAAGGTCTGGAGGGCAATGAACTTGTTGAGGCCGCGTCGCTAATTGTGGCAGACGCTTACCGAGATATTGTCCCAAAAATTTCGATCAACGACGCTCCGTTTTTAAATAAGGCAAAAAGGATTTTAGGCGCTGCCACCAAAAGACTTCAGCCTGAAGACATTACTGCGGTTCAAGCCGTTATGAAGGACATTTATCTTCCTTCTGTGAAGGACGGCAAAATTTCCACAAACTTGCTTAAAGACCTAGAGAGCAGCCTCGGCACTGAAGCAAACAAAATGATACGCTCAGGCGATCCGGCTTTGAGGCGTCAGGGCAGAGTTTTGAAAGAAATGCAAGACGCTTTGCGGGAAGAGATTTCCCTGCAAAATCCTGATGTGCCTGACTTGCAGGCAGTAAACAAGGCGTTTGCGGCGATGCGCCCACTAGAAAAGGCGAAGGACGCTGCGGTAGGCGCTCAGGGCATGTTTACGCCGACGCAGCTTCTTACCAAGATGAAAGACAAGCCTGCGGAAGCGCCTGTGAAGTCTCTTGCCCGTCAAGTGCAGCCTATAATTTCAACCACAACGCCAACGTCTGGGTCGATTGAGCGAGGGCTAGTCTCGCAGTTTGTGCGCGACCCATTTGGGTCGGTAGTCGGCGGCACGGGCTTGTTGCCTCTTTCTTTAATGTATGGCACAGGCCCATTGGGCCGCCGAGCAATCGGCCCCGGCGTCTATAAAGCGCCCGGAGGTCTTCTGAGGGCGGGGGCCCCTGCTGTGGGAGGAATGGTTGCCGATCCTTTCTCTGAAAGCATTCTCGGCCCCTCATACCCATAGGGATTAGAAAAGGAACAAGACAATGGGCGCAGGCGACAGCATCAGAGAATATAACACCACAGCGGCGAGCAACACCTCGCTGGGCGGCATCAACCTTGCCGAAGGGGTGATGGTTCCAAGTGATTTGAACAACGCTCTGAGGCAGCTTATGGCTGACCTCGCACTGTTATCGTCCGGCGCAGAGGGCATCGACCTGCTGTCGCTAGTGGATGACGACGCAAGCGCGGCGATCAAGCTGCAAGCGCCTGCGACGGTCACCACCACGACCACTCTCACTTTGCCGGATGGTGATGGCTCTGCTGACCAATATATAAAGACTGACGGCAGCGGCACGCTATCGTGGGTTTCTCCGTCTTCGTTCAGCCTGCCAGCGGGTTTAGTGTTTCCGTATGCAGGCGCTACGGCACCGACGGGATATTTGTTGTGTTACGGTCAAACGCTTGGCAACGCTTCATCAGGCGCAACAGAGGCAAACGATAATTATCAGGCGCTGTTTGATGTTATCAAAGTAGCATACGGGAACAGCGGGTCTGAGGTTTTTGGCAACGGTGACACAGTCACATTGCCTGATCTGCGTGGCCGTGTCATTGCCGGTCAGGATGACATGGGCAGCGCCTCGGCTAACAGGTTGACCAACCAGACTGGTGGCCTTGATGGAGACACGCTCGGCGCGACAGGCGGTGCAGAAACGCACACTCTAAGTGTGTCCCAGCTTGCAAGCCACGGCCACACTCTCAGCGGTGGAATTAAGACAGTAACATCAGGTGGCAGCAGCTTCAGCACCGGCCTTGAAAAAAGAAATTTTACCAATAACCAAGGCGACAGCCCCGCTGGCAGTTTCAACAGTAGTGACACAACGATGGATGACTTCTCGGTCGCCAATAGTGGCTCTGGCGCTGCCCACAATAACGTGCAACCCACAATCATCTTGAACTACATCATTTCAACAGGTTCGTGATGAGCAAGCCAACCGCAGCATCAGTGCAGGCCCAGATCGACACACATGAAGCGGTGTGCGCGGAGAGGTGGAAAGAGACTATCCTGCGGATAAAAAGGATCGAGCATATTATGATCGGAACCGCTGGCACCATAATACTTTTGCTTATTGGCATTATAGTAAATGAATGATCCATGTGTTTTTACTTTTCGTTTACATGGGGCTTGGTGAGGACAAGCGTCTCAAAAGTAATGATATGCATTTTCGCAGCGTCGATGACTGCGTGTACTTCGCTCAACGACTGTCCAAGCAAGGAAAAAGCATCACCGCTTATTGTTTGCCGGTCGTGGTAGACAGCAAAACAAAGGTGTACTGATGCTTGCGGAATTAGCGGCAGCAAATGCAGCGTTCGCCATCATTAAGCAAGCTGTCTCTAATGGAAAAGAAATTGCTTCAGCAGGTAATGCTATTGCTGAGTTCGTCGGCGCAAAGGAAAAACTACAGCAAAAAGCGCAAAGAAAAGGTGGCGGCTCTGATCTGGAGGAGTTTATGGCTCTGGAGAAAATTAGAGAGCAAGAAGAGCAACTCAAGCAGATTATGATTTATGCTGGCAGGCCGGGGCTGTGGCATGATTGGCAAAAGTTTCAGGCTAAGGCTAGGATTGCCAGACGAGAGGCAGAGCAAGAGCGAGTAAAGAGGCGCAAGCATCACTTCGAGGTGGCGGCAATTACGTTCATGTTAATTGTTATAGCTTGCGTTTTAGCTGCTATTGTTCTTCTGATCTTGCATCATCAAGGGAGATTGTGATGGACAAGCTGATCGAAATGATCAAACACCACGAAGGGGTGGTATCACACGCATACAAAGATAGCAGGGGATATCTCACCATCGGCGTGGGGCGCCTGATCGATGAGGAGCTAGGCGGCGGACTGTCTGATGACGAGATCGACTACCTGCTGGCGAATGATCTGAAGCGTTGTCGAGCAGAGGCAGAAACTTACCCGTGGTTTGCTGGCCTCTCAGAGCCCCGTCAGGCGGTTGTAATCTCAATGCTGTTCAACCTAGGCAAGCCGCGCTGGGATGGCTTCAGGAAGGCTCAGGCGGCGATTGAGGCGGGTGACATGGCCGAGGCCGCCGCACAATTGCTCGAAAGCAAGTGGGCAGCGCAGGTCGGAAAACGCAGCGAGGACATGGCTGCGATGATGATTAGTGGAGAATGGTTAGATGGGTGAGATAACTTTTGAGCGCATCCTGAAATGGAAACTGCTACCGCGCCTCATGATGTTGATGTTTACGTTGATGGCATGGAGCGTTTGCGATTGGTTTATGAGCCTCGGCGCCGAGGCGACGACGCAGCAAACCGCTTTTGTCTCGACCATCGTCGGGGCCGCCACGGGGGCTTTCGCTGTCTGGATGGGCCATGAGAGCAAGTGAAGTGGCTGTTGCTGATGATCGTTGCTGAAATTAGCGGCGAGATGACCGTCTACGTTTTGAGCGATCATGAGACAATGTCTCAGTGCCATTTCGCTGCGACGTTTATCGATTGGTCTGAAATTATG